CTCTGCTTCGCGCTTGGCGGCGAGCTCCGCTGCCTTGCGTCGCTGCACGATGGCATTGTGCTCGGCATGGATCTCATCCCAGACATCGCCCTGGCCAGACCAGATCAGATATTGCCGGAGCTCCTCGGTCATCTCTCGCACCCGGCGAGCAGCAATGACAGACTCAAGCGCCTCCGACATTGCAGACCGATTCGCTGCAGCCTCCTGCTGCATGGCCGAACCTTGCTTCTTTGAACGCTCTTCGTTGCTGGCCTTCTGGATCTGATCCTGCGCATCGAACAGCTGCATGAACTCGCCCAAGCAGTCCTTCGCCTGGCGCCCGATCGAGATAGCCTTCTTGATGCCTTCTACCGCAGCCTCGGCAGTAGCCAGCGCGACTGCGACCTCGATCATGTCAATGCACCTTCAGCACCAGGCCGAGCAGCAGCACAATGATGAAGCCGGCGCTGCCGATCAGGATCTGCTCAAGGCGCTTCAGCCTGGCGTTGATGCCGTCATAACGCACCGCGCACACTTCCTCATGCGTAGTCAATCTGGCCTCCACCTCGTTTGCCGTCGCCATCAGTAACCTCATCCAAGACGAACCAAGCAGGCTGAAAAATGATTGGCATCAGTAGCGCCTTTGAAAACTAGGGTCGTTCCTTGTGCATATCCCCAGATCTCCAGATAGTCTGTGGTGCCGTTCATGTAGATGATGGCAGATACTGATGCGCCAGCTTCTGTGGTCGAGAACACGCCGCATGCTGTACCAAGCGCATAGGCAGATCCGTTTTTGTAAATGCGAGCGGCGACATTGGTAAGTGAGCTCGCTGCGTTTACATACACGGAACCATTGACCTGGTAATAGCCTGTTATTTGAGGGGTGAAGCGATAGTTTGTCGCATTGTCGTAAGCCGACGCCGTGTCGAATAACTCAGTCGCGGCCTGCAGTTTTGTCCATGTGCCGGTGCTGATGCTTTGATCAGTCGATCGGTATGCGCCGAACGCCGGAACATTGGGCAGGTTCGATAACTTCTGTGATCTGGCCATCGTTGGCTCCTTTGATCTTTTTGGACACGTTGAAGCCCCGAGGGCGCTGCTTCATCAGGCTGTAGGCACCGGGTTTGCAAGTATGTAAGGGATGACCTGCTGCTCAATCCAGTCCTGAATAGGCGTGGTGACTGCTATCCCAGACTGGTATTTGTTGAACTCATTGGCATCAGCTGACGTTATCGTCCCAGTGTTGTTGATGTCACCCAGCATGCGACCGCCGATCATGTATTCCCAGTACGCCCTGTGCGGCTGTAGTTTCACCGCAGCAGCAAGAATTGACGCTGGGACATTGGCGTCGTACTGATCCATCACCAGCTTCGGCGTACCGTCTGAAATGATATACATCTCTGTCATCCGACGATATGTGCCATCAGATCGAGCGACATAAGCGGCGATCGGCTTTACCCAAGCGCCGCTATTCCAGACCCAGATGTTGGTGACAAAGCTCATAGGATCTTCAGCCAGAGTGCGCCATTGGTGCCAGTGCCGATTGGGTCTGACGTACTCACGGTAACCGGCGTGGCATACGCGAGCTGGTTGAAGCTGATGACAGTGATTACATCGCCGTCAGCCAGCGGGGTGTTGAATCCGATCTGAGTGCCGCTTGTTGCGGTGTACTCGTTGAAGTACAGCAGCACCCCGTTGACGAATACCTGTATCTGGCCGACCACATAAGAGACACTGACTACAGTCGTTCCTGCAGATGCTAACGCGCTGAAAAAACTAACAGTCCCTGTGCCAATGTTGACCCAGCCACCTGATGTATAGACACGAACAAGACCGACCGTTGTGTTGTAGTACAGATCTCCAACTGTCCGAGCGGTTCCATCTGGCCTAGTGGCCGGATCACTGGCTGCGTTTCCGTAGTACAGAGTATTTGGAGCGGCAGCGGTAGCAGTTGGGTTTCCGTTGGAATCAAAGGACAGATACCTGTTCGATCTGGTCGCCTTGCCAGGCAGCGTCATGTTGATCGTAATGGGATCTGTCTGTGGTGCCTGTAGCGCACGCTGCAACCCTTCGGCATTCTGCTGCGCAAAGATCGTCTGCTGATCGAGCTCGTCGTTCAGCGTGTTTGCGAAGAAGTCGCCGCCGGTAACGAAGTCGGTGGTGCGTTGGATCGTGCGATTTCCGACGATCGCGATCTGGGTCGCACCTGTTGGCGTAGCCGTCAACGTGACGTAGCCGGTGCCGTTCGCATTGATCGTGACCGAATAGTCAGTGGTCAACACCAGCAGCGTGTCGTCGCGATAGACCGCGATGTCCGTGGCGGCCAGGATCTCAAACGTGAAGTTGTACGGGCCAGTGCCGCTGGCCGTGTAAACCACACGCCGGGTGACATTGTTGATTGGGACGCCCATCGCTCAATCCTTCCGATTGAAAATTGTACTCATGGCTTGTAGTAAAGGCCATTGGCCTTGCGCAGTTCATTGAGCTCGTCGATCTTCGCTCGCAAGACCGGGTCTTCGGAGAGCAGCTGTTTCTTGGCGGCGTCCATGAACTTGGAATGCACGCGCTGTACCGTCTTCTGCTGATCGCTTACGTTGAGCAAATCAAAGCCTGGCGTCTGCATCACGCGCAGGATCTCCTGCTTGGCGGGGAGCTCCTTGCCGTAGATCGTCAGCAGCCGGTTGTACTGGTAGGCATCCATCTCGATGCCATCAATCTTGCGCTCAGGCATGCCAACCGGAGAACCCATCCGAACCAGCGCGTCATCGACCTCACTGAACTGCGACGGGCTCACGCGAGTCGGCAGCACAAGCTCGTAGGCCTTGCCCTGGCCGGAAAGCACCGGGTCGCCCCACAGGTTCAACGACTCTGGCAAAGCCTCGCTCGCATACGGCAGGCGCGAGCGGTAGCGGTTGAACGCTTCATAGAAGCCGCGAACGCCCATCGGCAGATCCGGGTTGGTACGCACGTCGCGCTGCGTCGGATCGATCAGCCGCTCGATGCTGGCCACCAGCGAACCGTATGCGCCAGCCGGTGAGCCGCCGATGACGAAGCCGCCGTACTGCTTGGCGAGCTCGTTGACGATCTTCTTGCCGTCGACCTGTTGCTGCTGATCGCTGCCGATGAGCTTGGCAATGTCAGCGATACCCTGCAGGTAGGGCTGCTCCTTCAGGTACTCATAGAGCCCGTATGTCGCACCCAGGAAAACCTGCTCGACCTTGCTGGCGTCGACCTCATGCCTGGCGTACTCGGCATAGTCAGATGCGATTGCGAGCAGGGCAGACACCGGCTCGAGGCCGGCATAGCTGACGTACTCGTCGCCGATCTTGAAAGAGTAGGGCTTCCACCCGTCGCGCAGCAGCGCCTCGCGGTCGGCCTTGCGCTCCGGGCCGCGCCCGGTCAGCAAACCCTCGGTTGCCATCGCGCCAAACGTGGCCAGCACTGCTGACCCGAGCGTCACTTTGGCAAGCGCCATGTCCCGATAGATGCCGCCCTTGGCCATGTCATCGCGCCAACGGCTGGACAGGGGTGCGAACGGGGTGCGCTCGACCACCTCGAGCCCAATGTTGGCGGGCGTCTTGAAGAACGGCACCACCACCTTGAGGGCCGGCGTGTTGAATACGCGCTGCAGGCTGGCGAGGGCAGGGGGGAGCTCTGCCTGGAACGTGCCGCGCTTGGCGTATTCCATCGCGGCCTCGTCGAGATCTCGCGGCGGGTTGGCCAGGAGATCGGTCACCTCGTTCTGAGCTTTGGCGATTGCATCGGCTTCGGGCATCCCGGCATCGATCGCCTCGCGGTAGATCTGCTTGCCGCGCCGGGTCACCAGCGTGTTCATCTGCATCCGGTAGAACACGCCCTTGAAGAACTCGTCCTCGGTCATCAAGGCACGGCCAGGCAGAGTGACAGCGGTGCCGTAGTAGTCGAAGGCCTTGCCCATCCAGGTGCTCTGGTCGACACCTGTAATGCGTTGCAGCGTTTCGCCCATGCTTTCCGTAGGCTGGCGCTGCAGTTCGATCTTCGAGATCAGGTCGCTGGGCTGGTTCTTCTTGAACGCATCCGACGCCAGCTGCAGACCTTCGACAACTCCATTGCGCAGCGACTGCACCATCGTCAGCGCTTCGTCGTAGCCGACTTTCTCGGCATCGCTTCCAGGCACCAGCTGCTTCCAACTGCGCACGCCAGCCGGCAGGGTGTTGGAGTAGAACGCGGCAACCAGGCGCTCGGGGATCTGGTACGCCCCGAACATGCTGTTGCCCAGGATGTTCTTCGCGTGCGACACCGGGCTCGACAGCAGGCCGTTGATCCAGGTCGAAAACCAGATGTCCTTCACGCCAGACATCATCGACTTCTCGACCAGCTGGTTGCGAGCGGCGCGGGTTTCCAGCGTCAGATAGGCGCGGGCCATGTCGGTCAGCGAATTGTCGCCACCGAACTCGTCGAGCACCTGGCGAATCACGTCGGCGCTGCTGTCACGCGGGATGCGGAACACTGCCAGCGCACGGGCGGTCTCAGTCTGGATACCCTTGACGCCCTTCTGAATCATGCCGTGCAGGGCTACCTGCTGGCGCAGCTGCAGCTTCTGGGCGTCGGTGGCCTGGCCGTCAGCCACCAGCTTGAACAGCCGGTCGAGCTCATTGGCCGAGCTCTCGAGCACCTCGAGCGCCTTGTAGGTCTCGCTAGATGTTGAGAGCATTTTGCCATCGGCGCTGATCACTCGAGCAATGAATCGCTCATCGATCCCTGACTCGTTCGCCTTGGCCCTGATCTCGTTAAACGTGACGCGCTTGGTCTTGATGTCCAGCGCATCGGCGACGCCGGCCACCACGCCAGCCGCATCACGGTCGGCGTAGCGCCCCAGGTTGAAGGCTTCCTCCGGCGGCTTGCCAGTCAGCGGGCTGAACTTCTGGCGGCGGCTGACCGCAGCCTCGACCTGCTCGGTGAGCTCCTGACTCGCCTCAGGGATGACGCGGAAGCGGCCCTCGGTGGCCATCGGCGGGAGCTCGTCGACCGGAGCCCTGGCGGCCTCGGGCACGATATTGCGTACAGCCTTGGGTGCAGCCTTGGCCGCAGCTTTCTGCAGGACTCCAACAAGACCGGCAACCTGCACCGGCTCTTCCATCGTTGGCGAGCCCGGCTCGTCAGCGACTTCCGGCATCTCGATCGGCTGCACCTGCTCGCCCGGCATGGGCTCGAGTGGCATTTCGCCAGGTGGCGCGGCCTCCGGCAGGATCTGCCCCAGGCGCTGCTCGAGGGGAGTATTGGGGATGGCCATCACTGCGCTCCAGGCTGCGGAGCGCGACCGCCCCGAGTTACGCCAGCCGGATTCCCGGCGGCAGGCTCATTTCGTCGAGGTCGTCCGGCACCCCCTCCGGGTACGCCAGCCCCAGGTAGTTCTCCCGCGTTACCGGGAGTCCCGCCTTCTGGAGCAGCTTGACCACGAAGTCCGGCTCGCTCCCACTCTGGGGCGCGGATTCCGCCTGCTGCTTTGACGACTTCATTTCGGGCCTCATCGATTGAGAGATCACCATTGCGATATTTTACCCAGATGTCATCGACCTTGCGAGCATTGGCCGGCGTCTTGAATGTATCTGGGAACAATCCGCGTACCGCTTCCCAGGTGATCGACTGCATCTCACGCGGCAGCACCCCACGCTCTGCAGCTGCTCGGCGATACGCCTCGGTATACAGACCGTATGTGCCCTGCACGCCAGTGATGCTGCTGTTCTTCGGGCCAACCTCGCCCTTCATGCCGGAGCCGAAATTGTGGAGCACCTCGCGGCTGTTGCCAGACAAGGGCCGCAGCAAACCAGCGGCAACCGCGTGCGTGTCGATCGTGACGTGGCCAGCCGGATCGGTCGGCGCGTAGATGTTGTTGTAGAAGTTGCGCACCTTGTGCTGGCCGCCCAGCATCGTGCTGATGTTCGCCTTGCTCGGGTCGTCCAAGATGGCGATCGCTTTGCCGATCTCATTGAGCGAGCCCCAGGCGACTTTGTATTCCTTGCCAGACTGAGTGCGCCTCAGACCCGCCAGATCGCCCTCAGGCGTGACAATCTCGTGGCCCCGTGGGTTGTATGCCTGGTCGAACGTGCGCAGCCATAGCGCCCGCTCTTCAGGATCGTTGAGCTCGGCGAAGCTCTTGTTGCGCACCAAGTCGAGCACCGGCTTGTACTTCGGATCTTTCCAGATCTCGCCAGCAATCCTGTCCATGTCGGCGTCCCACTTGAACGCCCACTGGTTTTGCGAGATGTCGATCACGCGCTGCGCAAGCGACACGTTCATAAACCAGTCCTTCTGCGGCGACAGCACGGCAAGCACGCCGGCCAGCGCCTGGTCAGGCTGGTTGTACTCGCGGCCCCAGCGATCGACGATGTTGCGGGCGCCGTCGTACCAGAGCTTGCTGCGCTGGCGGGTTGCTTCCGGCACCTGGTCGTACAGGTAGAGCAGGTTGTCCTTCACCTCATTGATGAAGTCCTCCGACACCTGGTTGACATCGGTGGCCTGCGTCTTGATGTTGGGGTAGGCCTTCACCAGGTTGACGTTGTGCGTGAACGCCGCCGGGTCTGCTTTGGCAGCATCGAGCCCGATCACCAAGTTCTCCGTGAGCGGGTTCTCGGTAGCCTTCACGGCGGTCGGCAGCCTGGTGCTCACCACGTTTGCGCCGATCTTCCTGGCCAGCGACCCGACGCCACCCTCGGCCTCGGTCGGCTGCGCGGCAAACGCGGCAGCAGCGGCTGGCAATGCGCCAGGCACTGCCTTGGCGACCGTGCTCGCGGCTTTGACAGCAGTGCCCACGATCGGCAGGTTGAAGAGCTCGGCAGCCTCAGGCTTTAGCCCTGCAGTGCCACCAATGCCACCAGCGCCACGGGTCGGCATGAACCCGTAGCTCATGTCCTCAATCACCTTGCCGGCCTCGCCGACCGTCAGATCTTTGAGCGTCACCCGGCCAAGCATCGGGATGTCCAGACCGACCTTGTCCAGCTGCACGCCGGCAGCAGTAAGCGCCTCGCCGAACTTGCCAAGCGCCTGCTGAAACATGTTGCGCGGAATCTCGCTTATCGAATCAGATCCTGCGGCAACGTCGGTCATCGTCTGAGAAGGCGCTTGTGCGATTTGCGTCGGCTCCTGCGCTGGCTCGCCAGGGAACTGGAAGTCAGACAGCCGCTTCAGATATACGTCTTCGATGCCGTTCATGGCGTGATTCCTTCGGCCTGGTCAAGCAGGCGACGGACAGTTCTCAATTCGTTGGCGTTGAGCTTGCCGCTCTTCTCCAGAGCCGCCATGCCATCTCTGGTGATCTTGCCGCCGGCTTTCTTCTCCCAGACCGTATCTAGCGACTGGCGGGCCTGTCGCGCACTCTCGGTGTTGCGACGCTGCTCGAGCCCGGTCTCCAGCTGCTGCAGGATCTGGCGAGGCGTAAACACCTTGCCGTCGCGTGCGGCCTGCGCTTGGATGTCGAGCGCTTGCGCCTGTAGCTCACTGCGGCGCTTGAACTCTTCGCCCTTCGGGTCAAGCACCACCACGCTCCCAGGAATCACCGGGATGCCGGCCAGCCTGCTGATGCCACGATCGAGCTCAGACTGGTCGCGACGGTCTTCGGAGTTCAGCAGCTTGAGCGCACCGACCGCATCTTTCGGAGACAGACCCCTGCCAACCATCTGCCAGATCTGATCCGGCTGCGTGATCGTGTTACTGAAAATGCCCTGTGTGACGTTGAAGAGCACATTGGCGTTGCTGTCGCCCTGACCGGGAGACAGAACATCCTTCAGCGTTCCAAGTGGCACCGATCCTTCAGGCAAGTCGACCAGCTGCCTGACCAGCTGCTGGCGCCGTGGGTCTCCCTCGGGCAGCGGGAAGATCTGCTCGAGGAGGTTGACCGCATTGCGCTCGCCCTCGCGCTTGAGTCGATCGCGCTCTTGCTTGGCGGCGCTCTCGCGCTGATTGGCCGCGACCATGAAGTTAGCGGTCACCTTCGCCACCGCATCGAAATCAGTGGCGACCATCTGCTGCAACACCGGGCTCAACTTGCCAATGTCGCCACGGCGAATGCGATCCAGCGTGGCCTCTGGATTGGCGATGTACTCATCGTTGGTCAGATGCCGGGTGAGCGCGTTGATCTTCGCGTTGCGGAGCGCAGTCTCAAACTTGGTGCTGTACTCTTTCTGCAGCGCGGCATCGCCCAGCAGCACAGACTGGGTGACCACGTTGCGCCGGAACACGTCGGAGATCTGGTCAAGCATCTCGGGTTGCTGCGTGACCGTGGCCTCCAGCAACCGCACGCCGTTATCGAAGTCTGCGTCGAACTTGGCAATGCGCTGCGCCTTGGCTCGCTTGAGCTCTGACTCATAGGCGGCATTCAGCACGGTGTTGCCGTGCGTCGCCATCGTTGCGCGGAACTTGATCGCGGCATCCGGGTCGATCTTGGCCAGGCTTGCGCCGTAGCCATTGGTCATGGTCGCGATGCGCTGCGAGACCTGCTCAGACGTTGCGGTGCCGGCCTGGATATCAGCCAGCAGCTTGGTCAGTTCGTTGCGGCCCTCGACCTCGAAGTGGCTGGCAATCTCCATGCTGCGGGCCTTGCGTACCGCCTCATCGAACACGTTGCCGCTGCGGCGCAGCCCGCCCAGATTCTCACGACCACCGAGCTCCCAGGTGATACCTTCCTTGGCCGCCTGCAGCTGCTGCGGGGTGATCGGGTTGTTCGCAACAAACTCAAGACCCTCAGCCTGGCGCATCTGCGCAGACTCGCGGAACAGACCCTCGCTCATCCGGTCGAGAACCTGCGCCAACGTCCCGGCATATTGCGCCTCAGCACGCATCCCGATCGTCGTGTCGACCGCCGGTACGCCGACCTGCTGCATCGGAGCGCCACCGACACCGCGTACTTGGATCTGGCCTGGATCGATTCTGGTTGCCATTACAGCACCTTCGCGGCGCGTTGAGCGCCTTCCATAAGCGTTGCCCCAGCAAGCAGACCACCAGTGCGCCTGGTCGCCGCTGCGGTGGCTTCAAGCCCGCCAGCAGCCCGACGCGCCTGGAATAGGTTGATCGCGTTCTGGTACTCGGTGGATTGCAGCATCGCGGTCGCGTCCTCGAATCCCATGACGCGGGCCGTGAGCGCGTTCAGATCCGCAATGCCGACATCCTGCATGGCCGCCGCGACGTTCTCGCGCTGGGTCACCGCAGCACTGCCTTCCCCGAACGCGATGCCAGACGCAGCCGCCCTGGCCCGCACCGCGGCATTGGTCTTGCGCAAGTTGCGCAGCAGCGTGTTGCCGGCGATCTGGTAGTTCTGCGCCTCGATCTCGGCACGCTTGAGCAGGCGACCGCTTTGCACCAGGGCGTACTGGTCGGCGAGCTCAGAGCGCACGTCGGCGATCGCCAGCGTGTCTCTAGCCTGCACCAGGTATGCGGTCTGCTGATTGACGGCCTGGGCTTGCTGGGCCTGCGACGCACCATAGGTAGCGATCAAGCTCGCCACGGCAGTCATCTGGCCAGCACTCATTCCCATCATAGTCTGGTTGCTTGGCGCCAGCGTGAGCGGCATGGACTGCGGAGCGGCAGACAATCCCTGCGATGGCGGTCGACCGTAGGCTAGGCTGTAAGGCGATTCGGTGGCCATGTCAGGTTCCAGAGTAGACCGCGATGCGGTAGTCCAAACCGAGCAGCGTCATCTTGAGCGGGAGATCCTGGGAGATCTCGATCGCCTGCTCACGGTCATATCCGAGCACCCCGTTGACGCGCTTGATGCCCGTGAACGTCGGCACCGGGTCGTCGAGCAGCGGGTTATCCATCAGTCGGAATGCGACTGGCTGGTCATTAATCACCAGATCCTGCGTGTCCTTCACAACCGCGCTGATCTCGACGATGCGCTTCTTGAAGCTGATGCGGCTGCCGGTCTGCAGTTGGATCTCTGCCGGCATCGTCTTGGCGTACACGGTGAACGGCAGGCCGACCTCCCAGCTGGTGGTGCTGGCCCGGTCAAACGTCACGCCGTACAGCGTGCCCGTCCATGCTGTCGTTTCCTGCGCATAGAAGTTGTCGGCGAAGTCCAGATCCAGCGTCGGATTCGGGAACACCGTGACAACCTCATCCGCCAGCACGCTGCCATCGCAGATCACTTTGACCGTCTTGCCGACATGCACCAGGCCCGTCGCGCTGATCGCAGCCGTGCCGGTGAACGCGCAATCGGTGTAGATCGAGTCGCTGAAGATCTCGATGAAGTAGCGGTTGGTGCCGTTGAACGTGCGCTTGGCCACCGTGTAGATATCGGTCACGTCGACGCCGACATCGACGAAGCTGCCATCGGTGATGAACTCAGACGGCGCCGTGATCTGCTGGCTTCGCATGATGCTGAACACCGCCATCGTGCCGTCGTTGGTGTTCGTCAGCAGTAGCAGATCAGCCTCGTCGGTACTGGTGGCGCGTCGGATCGCCATCCGCAGCGGGCCTTTCAGCAGGTGACCAGACAGCAGCGAGATCCGCTGAGTGATGTAGGTCTGCTGCGTGTCCGTAAACACGAACTCGTTGAGCGACTTGCCCTGGCGCTGGATGAAGACCGTGCCGCTCTCCACCGACTGCACCCGCGTGCCAGGCTTGATGCCGTTGCGGGACACGTTCTTGAACGTGAACGTCAGCGGGGTGATCGGGTCAGAGCCCTGCTGCGGAACGAAGAACTCGCCGCCAGTGGTGAACGCCTGGAAGTCGCGACCGCTGATGATGTCGGTGATGACGTTGAGCTCGTTGGTGTCGAGCGTCGCCTCCACCGCGTCATCGTCCAGATTCTCGGTGGGCACGAAGTCGTAGAAGAGACCGATCTTCGAGCCCCAGATCGTGCTGGGCCTGGACTTACTGCCGCCAAAGTAGAGCCGGCCCTCGTGAAAGCTCACCGTGCGCGGCCAGCCCCGGCTGACAGACCAGACATTCTCGTAGTTGTGCTCGAGCTCCCAGTCGCCGGCAGCAACCGCACTCGTGCTGAAGAACGGGTACTCGACCACCGCATTGACCACGCTCGCGCTGACGTATTGAACGATCCTGACGCGACCCTGCGGGCTCACATTGATGTACTGGTTGACCGACTGCGTCGTCCAGGTCGTGAGCGAATAGGTGCTCGTGTTGTCCGGCGCCGGCGAGAACGCAACATCGACTGTCGCGACCTTGGTCGTGCCGTTGTAGTCATCAATCAACCTGACCTGGCCGGAACCCGTGCCGCCAGTGATCGTGACGTACATGCCATTGTACAGGTCATCCGTTGAGCTCGCCGTCGCCTTCAGCGTGATCGTCGTCGTGCTTCCGGCCTGCGCGGTGCCGGTGTCATGGTGCGTCGTGGAAGAGGTCAGCGTGATATTGCCGCTCACCCCGCTGGGCGTCAGCGTCGAAGCATTGTTCGTATGGAAGTCGATGTTGAATGCATACTTCGGAATGCTGTCAAAAGTGACTGTTGTCGCCGTCCATGTTGCATCAGTAGCACCGCGCACAATTTGAACCGGCTGCAGGTCTGGATGCACAACGATCAGCGTGTCAGCTGACTGCGTCCAGCACATATCATCGACGATGCTGCTCGTAATGCTGGATACCGACAAGTAGTCATTGCCGCTGCCGTTGATATTGGTGACTAGCGCCCCGTCCTTGATGATGTACATGCGCTGGTGAACGAAGCACAGCATGTAGCTGTCATCGACCGAGAACTGGAACGGCACCAGGCGCACGCCGTCTGATGCGTTGCTGGGAAGCTCTGCAATGTACTTGGTGCCAGGCCGGCGGCGCATGCCGCCCTGCGGCTGAATCAGGACATTGGTGGCCTTGGCCAGCGCATTGTTATATGCCTGCAGGTCGACCCGAGCGCGTAGCAATGGATCGAGCTCGCCCGTCGAGAAGTTGCTCTGCAGGTCGACAAAGCGCGGCATCAGTTCCTCACCGCGATCAGGGTATAGTCCTCAATCACCCGGCTCGGGTTACCCTGCGCATCCATCTGGCAGGCCTGACGGAAGTAGCCCCCGCGCATGTTCTCAGCCGGGTCGCCAAGCGCAACCCGCTGCCAGCGCAGCGACTTGTCAGCCTGCTCAGTGATTGCCTCGGCAATGTGCCAGGCCATCTGGTACTTGAGCAGCTGCACGAAGTACTGCGGCATCGCGTACTCGGGCACGCTGTACTGGTAGTCGATGTAAACCGCCGGAAGATCGGTCAGCAGCTTGTCGCCCTGGATCTCCCAGTCTTTCTGAATCGGAGCGCCTGGATTGGCACTGGCGTAGACCGCCATCGGATTGCCAAGACGATCGCCAGGCAGCAGGTACTCATAACGCCAGACGCTGCCGGGAGTGGTCACCAACTGGGCCAGCGCAATCTTCTTCATGCTGAAGCTCCACCGATACATCATCAGGGTGGAGTCGCGCACATTCGGGTATAGCCGGTCGCAGACCGAGCTCGCGTCGGTGCCGTCGTTGAAGGATGTGATCGCCCGTGCGCCCAGCATGAGCAGCGCGTCGGAACAGATCCTAACTCCCGTATCACCTGCAGCCATCGCGGCCTCTTAATGTGCAAAGGGCCAGCCTCCGCTCGAGGCGAAAGCCGGCCCTTCTGGTTGCTGCTGCCTTTAGTCTGCGTCAGCGACAGAGATCGACGTGCCATCCGACACGTCAACTACCGTGCCGGTGTTCGACAGCACCACCACCAAATTGGCGGTCGGGGTTGCCGTGTCGTAGACGTAGACCAGATCGCCGACTTTCATCAGCGATGCAGCATCGTTGAAATAGCCGGTGGTGTTCACGGTGGCGATCGCATCAGCAGACTGGTAGGCCCAGATCTGCGGAGCGTTGCCAGCCTTAGAACCAGCGACCAGCGCTAGACCCGTTGCGGAGAAAGCCATGATCGTGCTCCTTATTCGCGGCAGGTGATCTGGACGATGCCTTCGGCATCGATCGCGACCGCGTTAGCCGAGAACACCTCGTTGACCAGCCAGCTGGTTTTCTCGGGGATGTAGTTGATCTCGGTACGCATCGCGATGCCCTCGCCGTAGCCGATCGCCTGCTGATGGAAAGCGAAGACCTTGCGGTCACTCGAACCATCAATCGGCAAACCGCCTTCGGCACGGTCACCCAGGACATGGAAGGTGAAACCCAGGAACGTGTTGAGCTCGCCCTGAACCAGCGCCTTGACCGTGTTGAAGTCGCTGCTGGTGACCGAGGTCTCAGACGGCAGGTTCGACAGGCTGTTGGCGTGAATCACAATGTGACGGCCCTCGGGCGGCACATTGTTCTTGTCGAGCAAGCGCTTCGCGTCGCGCAGCTTGGCCAGGTTCAGGTTGGTGTTTGAGCCGCCGACGCTGTTCGCAACGGTGGCGCTGGTGCCCGAGTTGACCAGCGCGTCGATGATCATCTGATCCTGACGGCGACCAACCGCGTTGGCGACAACCTGCACAAGCTCCTGGCGCTCGTCGAAGTTGACCTTGGCCTGGCTGAAGATGTCGCTGTACTCAGCGGCATTCCAGTCCTGCAGGGTCAGCGTGACTTGCGAGAAGCTCGCGTTGATGGGGGTAACGTCGGTTTGCGGAACGCGCAGGGTTGCGGTGCCTTTGCCGACCTTGGGGAACTTGACGATAGAACCTTCGACTCCGCGACGCGCCCGGACGGCCCCGACAAGCATTGCCTTACCTTGATAGGCTTGCTTGACTTCTGCGTCGAACAGAGTGACGAAGGCATTGGATAGACCGATAGCCATTTGATCACCTCATTCGTTGATAGTTGGGGTTCTCGCGCCGGTAAGCCTGCGTTGCACAGGGCCGAATGCTTGCTGGTTGCGCCAGCCACTCGTCAGCTTCCACTGCGGTAAGGGTCGGGTAAACCCGGTGGGCCTTGACTACGATTCTATTTCCTGATCGGCCCGTTTGACAAGTAGACAAAAAAAGACCCGGCGCTCAGGCCGGGTCAACAACTTCACAGGGAGGAGACAGCAACTATTGTACGACCGCCTGAAAAAGCCTTTCAACCTTCTGCCGATACGCAGGATCGGACTTGTAGCGCGGATCGCCTACCATCTGCCGGAGCTCATCCAGGCTGGGCGCACCTTCCATCGGAGCAGTCTCAATGGGAATTCGGCCCTCGTAAGACTCGCGCAGCTTCATCAGCGCACGGATGCCACCAGCGGTGCCACCCATGATCTTGAACTCCTCGAAGTCGTCCTTGCCCCAGACGCCTTTCTGCACCAAGTTGCGAGCCCATCCGACCATGCCGTCGATCACCGCATTGGCGTTGGGGCCGAGCTTTTTCATCTCGACAGCCGGATCGACCATCTCGCCCTGCATGAGCTCCTTGGCCTGTGTCTGCAGCGTGCCGACCAGGTCGTCAAAATCGGCCTGGCTGAGGCCGCGCTCCTTGGCCCAGCCGGTAAGAGCATTCGCCATCGGATTGTTGGCGGCCTCTTCGCCACCAAACAGACTCAGATCGTACTTGCCGTCAGCCGGAGCGTTGTGCTGCCCCTTGCTGATTTTCGATCTCAGATCACGCCAGGACTTCGCAATGCCCTCGAGATCTGGTTCGTTGGCGTCCTTCTTCCAGAAGTTCTCGGGCCAGTAGTCCGGGCGCTCGAGGGGTTCCTCGGGTGCCGGTGCGCTGGGGTCGGCGGCGCGGTGATCAATCTGCGCTGCTTGTGGGCTTGCCGGCTTACTGCTGTCTTCAACGGTAACGCTGTCGAGTAGGCCGGTGCTTCCGGGCTCGTTTGCGGTTTCGCTCAAAGTTTCCTCGCTCGTTTGATCCGCGCCTGGATGTCCCGCACTACAGACCGCTGGCCATCAGCGTAGAAAGCGTGCGAGGGGTCAGCGCCGGGCACGGCTATCGGCACTTCCACATACATCGTGCGCAACCAGGCGAGGAGCTTTTGCCCGTCTTCATCGCCAAATACGCGCAGCATCAAACGATCGAGGTCATCGCGCTGCTGATCGGCATCGCGAATATCGGCAGTCTCAAGCGCCTCCAGGTCGTCCCAGCCGCTCATGCTGGCATCGCCTCAGGTGGCGTGGCCTGCTGCATGGCGACGGCCTGGGCGGCCATCTGTTGCATCTGCTGCTGCTGGGCCTGCTCCATGAGAACAGCACGCTCGGCAGCGTTGTTGCGCACGGTCGCCGGCACGCCGAGCTTGTCGCCAATGTAGTCGACCGCGGCATCGGCCTTGATCGCCAGCTGGCCATCGGGGCCGAACGCTTGCATCAGTTGCACATACTGGAGGATGGCATTAACCTCCTCCATGTTTTGAGCCTGGGCAAGCGGCGCCACAGGAGTAACCTTTACCTCGAGCCCGTTGACACGCAGCGGCAGGTCGATCATCCCGCGCTCGTCCATGACCTCAAGAATCTTGGCCACCAGCGGGATCATGGTCTCGTTGATCAGGCGACCGAACGCCGAGCCCAGATTCTGCGCGAGCTCCTTCATCCGCTCGACGATCTCGGTAGCCGACCTGGCGCTCATGTTGTCCGGCGGCAGCGACTCATCCAGCAGAATGCGCTTGATGCTGGCCGTCAGATCGTTGATCACCAGCTGGCTCACGTTGAAGTCACCAGCACGGGGCAGGGGCTGCAGGCTGGCGCCCTGGGGGCCGCCATTGCGTGCCACCGGGATGATGGCGCCCGGCACGATCTTGACCGTGTTTGGGTTCAGCACGCCGTCGTCGGCGGCGGTGTAGACACCGGCAACCGCCAATGATGCGTTCTTGAGCAGGAGCTCCTTGGTCTTGTTCAGCGTCTTGATGTCGGGGAGCGCCGTGATGAGCGGGCCGCGACCGTAGATCTCGCCGGCCACCTTCATGTAGCGGCTGATCACCCAGGGGCTGGTCTTACGCCGCCGGTAGACGATCTCCTGCTTGGAGATCTTGTCGATGACGTGATAGCAGTAGTCGCCGCGCTTGTAGTCGTGGATCGTCGCCTCGATGAGCTCGACATCATCGGTCGGCTTCTGCTCGATGCGGCTCTGAACCTCCTGCGGGAGCTTGGCATCCGGCCACTGGCGCTGGATCGACTCGCCCTTCATCCGCATGCGGCGGTAGACGTTGTCGACCTGGCCGTTGGCGCCTTCTTCGTAGCAGACCAGGAAGAGGGGCACCGGCACAAAGTTGATCGGCGTCACGTCGTCGCCGGGCTGCACCATCATGCAGGCCGTGCCGACCGCCAGATCCAGCAAGAACTCGCCGATCGCGATGTCGAAGTTCGACTGCTTGAGCACGGCGAACATCTTGTCGCCGTATGCGTCCAGGATCGCCTGGGCCTGCTGCGTGCGATC